AAAGGTACGCTACTGACCCCTATTTAACGTTTCCCAACGCATTTTTAACATTTGCAAACACTTTGTGGCACGCTTTTTGCTATGGGTCGCCATTACCGTTTTTTAACATTTCGCACCCCACTTTGGCACGGTTTTTGTTATGGCTCACATTTAACATCTTTTGCACAAGTTTGGCACGGTTTTTGTTATGCGTGTGCGCCCGTGAAATTGTTTCACGTGGAACACTGCCACACCGATGAACGAAATAAAATGTTTCACGTGGAACACAACACCAAAAGTTAAGAAAGGTTAAAACGAAAATAATTTGTGCGCTTATGCTTGTATGTTATAAAAATGTTGTATCTTTGCAGTGTTCAATTAAACGATTTGAAAATATGAAAGAGTTACTACAACATTTCAGAGAGCAACCGAAAGAAGCAATTAAAGAAGTTGCAATGTGTGTTATGATTTTCGCCGTATGTGGGGCGATGTTGTTTTTATCTGCAATCTTGCAGGGTTGCACCGCTTCAAAGGGTACAACGGTACGGGGCAAGGCTACGATAGTAACAACCGATACAACGGTAGTCAAACACAACGGTACGTTGAAATTTAAGAAGTCTATGTTTAACAATTAAAGTTTACTACAATGGAAGAAAAAAGAAACGCATTTGACGAATTTTCGTTTGCCGCTTTGTCGGCGTTGGGTAGCCTTATGGCGTGTAATGAAGTTTGCCGCAACCAACGTGCGGTTATGAAAATAAACCGCTTTCGTGCGTGGCTTATGGACTTGAAGCCGCAAGCAAACCCCGAACCGAATTTGCCGTTTGACGGCGAACCGCAAGGACAGACAGCCGAATAATTAACAATAAGTTTAACAATTAAAAGATTACTACAATGAAAAGTTTTGCAAGTAAATTTAACAAGACAACTTTCGGTATTGACACAACCGATTTTCAGTACACCAAGTTAGCCGATATTTTCAACTCACAAAATGAGGGCGGCAAAGATGTGGTACACAAAATCAATGGGCTTTATGTCCGCAAATCACAATTAGGCGACAGCCCCGTAATTATTGATGAGGAAAACAAACGGTTGGTGAACCTACCAAGCCACACCGCCGAAACGGTGCGTGAAATACTTGCCGATGATGAGGCAGTACAAACTATCAAAGACGGCAAAGTCGGGTACACGATTTACGAGTACGAGAGCCACGGCAAGAAGTGTTATTCTATTTCGTTTGTGGACTTGTAAGAGTTTGAAAAGTTATGTTTAACTTTGTAGGGGTTGCAATGTTTGTAACCCCTATTTAATATAACAGCGTTATGGCAGAGTTAGGTTTCAAGATTAAATTTACAAAGTCGGTATTTGGAGCAACCCAACGGGCGAAAATCAAAAAAGAGATATTGCAAGCCGTGGAAAGCAGCCCCGAATATCGAAAAGAGGTTGCAAGGGTTTTTCAAATGGCAAACCGCCGTATTCAGAATATAGAGCAAAGCGGACAACTTTCGCCAGCCGTGCAAGCGTTAAACAAAGGCGATATAAAAGGCTTCACAAAGTTTTCAATGAAAGGCGATTGGAACACCCTAAAAATTGAGTACGGCAAGGCGATTTCGTTTTTACGCCAGCCAACCAGTACGGCGCAAGGTGCAAGGCAGTACGGGCAACACCTGCAACGTATGTACGATTTAACGCCCGATGAGTACAACCTTATGGCAAGGAACTTGCAGGGCAAGTTAAACAGCGTTTCCGATAGTGATTTCGTGGAACGGTATTTGATGAGGTACAAGGATTTCACGGGCGAAATGGAACAAAGCGCAAGCGATATAAGCACACAAATTGAGAGTGAAGCGCAAAGCATATCACGGGCGATTGATGCAGAGATAGAGCGGCAAGCAAATGAGGTAGCCGACCAAATGGAGGATACGCAAAACGATATAGAGCGCATTTTGAGCAACTTTGGCAAATTTGGCTTATGAAAAAAATACCTTTTGAGTTACAAGAAAGAATAAACAGCCCGACCGAAATTGCAAGCGTGTTGCAACGTGCCGTAAACGAAAAAAACATTATCGGAAACAGCAAGGGCGAAAGGTTTTACAATATCCCGTGCGCCTTTGATATTGAAACAACAAGTTTTTACCGTGATACGGACGGACGGGCGTACACATACGAGCAAGTGCAGCGTATGCAGGACAGCAACGGACGCAAGGCGAAATTAGAGAAAGCCGCAATAATGTACGTTTGGCAGTTTGGCATAAACGGATATACAATAATGGGGCGCACGTGGGGCGAATTTGTTACGATGATGCAGACCGTAAGCGAGGTTTTGCAACTGAATGACAAATTACGCCTTATTGTGTATGTGCATAACCTTTCATACGAATTTCAGTTTTTGCGCAAGTGGTTTGAGTGGCAACGGGTTTTCAGTATTGATTTGCGCAAACCGATTTATGCGATAACAACGGGCAACATTGAGTTTAGATGCAGTTACTTGCTTTCGGGTTATTCGCTTGCAAAGTTGGGCGAACAACTTATGAAATACAAGTGTGCAAAAGCCGTGGGCGATTTGGACTACCAGCAAATAAGGCACAGCGAAACGCCGCTGACTGATGTGGAAATACATTATTGCATAAACGATATTAAAGTAGTGATGTGCTACATACAAGAACGTATCGAGGAAAGCAAAGGGATAACGCACATACCGATAACAAAGACGGGGTTTGTGCGCAAGTATTGCCGTGCGCATTGTTTGCGTGAAAAAAGCGATGCAGGAAAGACCGTACCAAATTGGGATTACGTAAACTTGATGCAGGAACTACAAATTACGGGTATGAATGAATTTAATATGCTGCAACGTGCGTTTGCAGGCGGTTTTACACACGCCAACGCCGAATATACAGACGAAATAATGTATAACGTGGATAGTTACGACTTTACAAGCAGTTACCCGTATGTAATGATAGCGGAAAAATACCCGATGTCGCAAGGCGTTGAAATCACGGTTAAGAGTATGGCGCAATTTGAGTTTTTAATATCAAAGTATTGTTGCGTGTTCGATATTGAGTTTACCAACATATTTGCCAGCGAAACGCAAGACAACCCGATAAGCGCAAGCAAATGTTTTGTGAAAGAAAACCCGTGCGAGAATAACGGGCGCATTGTGGCGGCTTCAAAAATTGCGCTGACAATAACCGATGTAGATTTTAATATAATCAAAAACTTTTACACGTGGGAAAGTATGCGTGTGGGTGAAATGTATTGTTACAAGAAAGAGTATTTGCCGACCCCGTTTGTAAAATCAATACTACATTTGTACGAAAGCAAGACGAAATTAAAAGGCGTTGAGGGCAAAGAAGTGGAATATCTAAACAGCAAGGAAATGTTAAACAGTTGTTACGGTATGAGTGTTACCAACCCTTTGCGTGATGAGTTTACATATAACGGCGAATGGGATATTAACTCAATGACAGCCGAACAAAAACAAGAACTTTTATACAAGTACAACACCAGCAAAAACCGTTTCTTGTTTTACCCGTGGGGCATTTTCGTAACCGCATACGCACGGCGCAACCTTTTCACGGGCATACACGAAGCAAAAGACGATTACATATACAGCGACACCGATAGCATTAAAATAATGAACGGCAAGGCGCACGAAGCATATTTCAAGGCTTATAATATGCAGGTGCAAATGAAATTGCGTGCCGCCTGCAAGTACCACGGTTTGCCGTTTTCGCTTTGCGAGCCGCAAACGATAAAAGGCATAACAAAGACTTTGGGCGTGTGGGACTTTGAAGGCACATATACACGGTTTAAGACGCTGGGAGCTAAACGGTATATGGTGCAAGAACCGAACGCACTAAAAGCAGGTGGACGGGCATACGATTTCAGTTTAACCGTTTCGGGCGTGAACAAAAAAGCCGCAATTCCCTACCTTATTGAAAAGTACGGGGCAAACGGTATATTTGACGCTTTCACTAATTATCTGGATATACCGCCGCAAGCAACGGGCAAGAACATACATACTTACATAGACTACGAGATACAAGGCGAAATAACCGACTACAAAGGCAGCACGGCGCATTACAACGAACGCACGGGCGTACATTTAGAGCCGACCGGATACAGCCTTTCCCTTTCGGTTATGTACATAAATTATTTGCGTGGAATTAAATTTAAGGACTAAAATAATAAGAGTATGACAACAAGAAAGACAAAGACAGACAAGCCGAAATTTTACGACTTGAAAGCGATTTTAAGCAAGAACGCCGACTATAATGTTATATTTGGCGAACGGTCAAACGGCAAGACTTATGCCGCCTTAAAATATGGTTTGGAAAACTATATCAAGACGGGCAAGCAAATGGCGTATATACGCCGTTGGCGTGAGGACTTACGGGGCAAACGTGCCGAAAGTCTGTTTGCAAACCACGTGGCAAACGGGCTTATTGAGGAACTGACAGAGGGCAAATTTAACGAAGTGTTCTATATGTCGAACAAATGGTTTTTATCTTACTACGATGCAGAGAAAAACAAGCGGACACCCGACCCGACCCCGTTTTGTTACGGGTTTTGTTTGTCCGAGCAGGAACACGAAAAAAGCAGCAGTTATCCGAATGTTACAACGATAGTCTTTGATGAGTTTTTGACACGGCGGTATTATTTGCCCGATGAGTTTATGTTGTTTATGAACCTTTTGAGTACGATAATACGCCAGCGCAACGATGTTAAGGTTTTTATGCTGGGGAACACCGTAAACAAGTTTTGCCCGTACTTTACGGAAATGGGTTTGAAGCAAGTGCCGTTTATGGAGCAGGGAACGATAGATATATACCGCTTTGGCGAACACGGTGCAATAGTGGCGGTTGAGTATTGCAGCACGATAGTACAACACAAAGCCAGCAACAAGTATTTTTGTTTCGATAATCAAAACTTGCAGATGATTACGGGCGGTAAGTGGGAACTTGCAGTATATCCGCATTTGCCGTGCAAGTACAAGCCGCAAGATGTGTTGTTTGTGTATTATATCAAGTTTAACGATGTTGTTTTGCAAGGGAACATTATACAAGTAGGCAACGAATGTTTCACGTACATACACGCAAAGACAACCCCGATAAAAGATGAGGAAAACAGCCTTATTTATTCGCTGGAAATGAACGGCAAACCGAACTACAAACGCAAGTTGTTAAGCACGGCAAGTTACGTGGAACAACAAGTCGCACGGTTTTTCGCAATAGACAAAGTTTTCTACCAAGACAACGAAGTCGGCGAAATAGTACGCAATTATTTAATTACAAGCGCAAAGACAAACATTGTTTCGCTTAAATGAAAATAACGGCGGTTTGGTGCAAATTTCGTGCCGAACCGCACGTTTTACGAAATAAATAACTACCTTTGCAATAGGAACTAAAAATTTATTGATATGGACGCAAATACTATTATTCAAATCATTTCAAGTTTGGGTTTTCCGATTGTGATGTGTGGCGCATTGTTTTGGTATATGGTGAAACAAAGGCAGGCGCACCAAGAAGAAACGGAACACCTAAAAGATACGATTGCGGAAAATACGAAAGTGTTAGCCGAATTAACAACGCTTATTAAAGTTTTGACAGATGAAAAGGAAAGATAACATTTACAAGTTGTACCAGCAACAAGTAAGGGACAAAGACACCGCCGTAACCGAATTTATTGCGAACACGTTGGCGAAAACTCAAAGTATGTTTGAGTATGAGGGTTTGCCCGGCAGCATACCGCAAAAGGAATTGGAACGGCTTTTGCAGACAACGGGCAACGCCTTTGTTACCAGCGTGGACGGGGTTTTGTATGCGCTTTCGGGCGGCAAAGGCGGCGAACCCGATGTTTACGGACGGGCAACGCTTTACACCGTGGCGAACCCTGCATTAAAGTTAAACAAAACCTACGATATACAGAAAGACGGGGTTTTGATTGAGAATGACAGCAACGGCGAAAGCCTTTTGCCGCTTATTGGGCGGTATGCCGTTTTGCATACTGACGGGCTTATTTCGTTGAACACGGCAAGCATTTTGACCCGTATCACTATGCTTATAAGTGCCAGCGATGACAAGACAAAACAAAGTGCCGATGAGTTTTTGCGCAAGATACAGGACGGCGAATTTTCAATTATCGGGGAAAACGCTTTTTTCAAAGGCGTAAATATGCAGACAGCCCCGACCACAAACAGCGTGTATATTACACAACTTATTGAACTGATACAATACTACAAAGCGAGTATGTACAACGAATTGGGGTTAAACGCAAATTATAATATGAAGCGTGAACGCCTTAATTTGGGCGAGGTAAGTATGAATGTGGACGTACTTTTGCCGTATGTGGATAATATGCTAAAAGAAAGACAAAATGCAGTTGAGAAAATTAACGAAATGTTCGATACCGAAATTTCGGTTAAACTTGCTTCAAGTTGGGGTTTGGAAAGGGATAATTACAACGCTTTGGCGGCTGATTTGGAAACGGCAAAGGAAAACCCCGACCCGACAGACGAACCCGACCCGACAGAGGAAACAACCGAAACAGACGGAAACGGAACGGAAACAGACGGGAACGATACCGAAACAGAGGAAACAGAAGAAACGAAAGAAACGGAAACGGAAACGGACGGTAACGATACCGAAACAGAGGAAACAGAAGAAACAGAAGAAAACGAAGAAAACAAAGACGATAAACAATGAAATACAGCGAACTATTTACAAAGGGTAACGGGATATTCGCAACGGTTTTCAAGACCGAATATCCGACAGAGTACGCCGCAATTTTCGGCGATACCGACCCGACCAAGTTAGACGCTTACGCCTTACTGATGTACGGCGGCAAAACCGTTGTAAGCAGCATAACCAGCGACAACGCAAGCGATGTTGTTTCGGCGGTGATTGCGGTAAACGTGCAAGGTTGGGAACGTGAAGCGGCGGCGATGTTAGCCGATTACGATGTACTGACACCCGTAACGGGGCAAGTTGAACGGACGGAAACCGTAACTTTGCAGGAAAGCACCGACAACACCGAAACGGGCGCAAACAAGGCGTTCAACGACACCGATTTTTCAGACAGCGACCGAAAGACCGCAAACGATGAGAGAAACCGCACAGAGGAACGCCAAACAACCGAAACCAGCAAAGGAACGGGCGCAAGCAAATCAATTTCAAGTGAAATTGCAAAAGAATTGCAGTTAAGGCGTGATAATTGGAGAAAAAACATTATCTTTGCACTTGTAAGAGAATTAACAACGAGTATTTACGAATAACTAATTTAATTTTTAGCAATATGGAAGTAAAACAGATTCACACGCTTATTAACAGCGTATCAAAAGAAGTTTTGGGCAAAACTGACATTGTGCAGGATGATTTAACGGGCATTGTGGATTTAGGCACGGAAGTGTTTAACCAAAATGCAGTTGACAATTACGTAAAATCACTTGTAAATCATATCGGCAAGGTGATTTTCGTAAACCGACCATATGCGGGCAAAGTGCCGTCCGTACTTATGGATGCGTGGGAGTTTGGCAGCGTGTTGGAAAAAATAAGTGCCGATGTTCCCGAAGCCGAGGAAAACGACACGTGGAACTTGCAGGACGGACATACTTATGACCAAGATGTTTTCCACAAACCGGCCGTAACCGCCAAATTTTTCAACTCAAAGGTTACTTTTGAAGTGCCCGTATCAATCACCGAAAGGCAGGTTAAGGAAAGTTTCAGCAACGCCGCACAACTTAACGGCTTTATTTCGATGATTTATGCAGCCGTTGAAAAGAGTATGACTATCAAGGCAGACGCTTTGATTATGCGCACAATTAACAATATGATTACGGAAACCGTTTTAGCTGATGCGAAAGCGTTTGGAGCAACGGCAGGTGATATGGCAGAGGCAAACCTTGCAAGCGCAAGCACTGCAAGATGTGTGAACCTTTTGAAGTTGTACAACGACAAGAAGGACTCAAGCACGAAATTAACCGCTGCAAAGGCGATAACCGACCCCGATTTCATACGCTTTGCGTCTTACGTAATGGGTACGTATGCCGACCGCCTGCAAAGCATTTCGACCGTGTTCAATGTTGGCGGCAAGGAAAGATTTACGCCGAAAGATATGTTACACGTTGTACTTTTGTCCGACTTTGCAAAGGCAGCGCAAACCTATCTTTATTCCGACACGTTTAACCGTGGTGATGTGCTTTTGCCGAAAGCCGAAACCGTACCTTTTTGGCAGGGCAGCGGAAAAAACTACGAGTTTGACAGCACGGGAAACATTAATATCAAGGAAAGCGGCGGCAAAGCCGTTAAAATTTCGGGCGTGTTGGGCGTAATGTTCGACCGTGATGCGTTGGGCGTTTGTAATCTTGACAGACGGGTAACAACCAACTACAATGCGAAAGCCGAGTTTTTCAACAACTATTACAAGTTTGATGCGGGGTATTTCAACGATACAAACGAAAACTTTGTAGTATTCTTTATTGCGTAACTCAATAGGTATTAGATTGTTTAACTTTGGGCGGTGTGGGTGCAGGTGAAAGCGCACCGCACCGCCTTTTTTCTTTGCAGATATGACAACGATAAACTTTTATTCATACAACGGACACCCGAACACGGTAAACAAGCAGTTAGGCACGTTTACGGCGATTGAGGGAGATTTGCGGCAAACTTTTGATGTGTTGCGCCCGACCGTAACACTACGAAAGCAGCCACGCCCGACTTTCAATTATTGTTATATTCCCGATTTGGGGCGGTATTATTTCGTGGAAAGGGTAAGTTTTGAGGGAAACAACGCCTACGAACTTTCGTTGCGTGTGGATGTGCTTAAAACCTACGAAAGCGAAATTTTGGCGGCAACGGGGCGTGTATCTGAAAGCGACAACCCCGACCCGTATATTTCAAACCGTGATACGGTTTACAAGCGCACCCCGAATTTCGAGAAAGTGCCGTTTGCAAATACGGGCTTACTCAATGACACGGGCGGCATTATTATGGTAACATTAAAAGGAACTGAAAATTAAAAGGATATGGCAGTAACAAACAAAGTACCACATAGCACGGATAACAGCAAGTGGCAAGGTGATAGCGGTTACGGCGATTATTGGTATTTGAAGCTAAACGCCGAAAAGGGTTACAAGTTTGACGGCGATATTACAGCCAAGTATAACGATACCAGCGGACAACCGCAAACGCTTGTTTTGACACCCCGAAACTCTTATAATTTGGAAGTGTGGGCGTATGTGTATAACACGGACGCAAACACGGCTTTCGAGGTTACGGGCAACACCCGTTTAGATAATGAGTTAGATGTGACAAACGAAATACCCAACACAACCGCAACGGGCGAAAAGTTGGGAACGTGGCAAGCACGGGTAACGGTAAACGCAAATGAGGGTTTTAAGATAACCAGCGCACAAGTCGGTTACACGGGCGGTTACGGCTACCCCGAAACCGCCGAAATGACGATAACAGAGGACGGGAAAACTGCAACGTGGGAAAGCGATGCGATCGAAGTCAATGACGGCGTAACGCTTACGGGCACAACCGCCAGCGAGGGAACGCCCGAAATAACCGTGGTGAACAACATAACCAACACGCTAAAAGAAGAACATACGTATGACGGCGATGTAGCCACGATAACCGTTGAAAGTAATCATTCGCCAAGATACCGTTTTATAGACCCGAAAGCAAGCTACAAAAGCACGGACGGGCAACAAAAAACGGTAGATATGCAAGTCGAGGTTTTGAGTTATTACAGCCTTGCAAAAGTAACAATAACCGATTTAGACCCGACCGAACCCGTAACACTTACGGGCGAGTTTGTAGATGTTGCGCACATTACGGCAAACCTTACAAATTGTTATGCCGACCCACCGTTACCCGATTGGCTGCAATTTGGTGAAACGCTAAACATAAATATCAAGGCGAACCCGAACACCGAATTTCACCCCGATGATGAAACGGAAAAACCTACATTAACGTGGCAGGACGAAAACGGGTACTATCAATATATGTATTTGACCGTTTCAGAGGATAAACAGACGGCAACGGGTACAAAGGTTTTGGACGCTGATTTAAGCAACTTTGCCGTAAATGCTGATGCGTTTCCCGTGGCGGTAGTCGGCGAGCAGTACGGCGCAATAAACGTGTATTTGGTAACGCTTGACGAGTTGGCAGAGTTTAGCGGCAAACGGTTTTTCAAGGAAACGGGCACAGACCCAAGCACGGGCACACCCATATACGAAAACATAGATTTGGGCGCATACGTGAACAAGATACGCCGTATTTACACCAACATAGGCGCAAACAGCACCGATGTAATACGATGCGGCAACTACAACACGGGCGTATCTTGCCACCAGCCAGCGCAAGACAAAATAACGCTTGATTTCGGCACGGCGGTAGTACCAGCGCACAATGAGGACAACACCGACTACGAAAGCGAAATACAAATCTTTTTGCCGTTTGCAGGCTTTGTAAACCTCAATAATGATTATGCAGGCAAAACGATAGCTTTGCAGTACGTTATAAACGTGGTAACGGGCAACGGGGTTGCGCTTTTGTCCTGCAATGGCGTTGTATTTCAAGTTGAGGAAACCGAACCAAGCAGCGAAATAATATACCTTTCACCAAGTACCCAAGTTAAAACCGTGGGCGGCGATGATTGGAACGAAATGTTATATTACGGCTTAGAACCTTACATTTACTGCAAGTGGTACGAGAGCGCAAGCAACGGGCGAAACAATGACAGACAAACGGGCATTTTAGGCGATTTCAGAGGGTTTAATGTGTTCGATGATGTAACACCTATCCACACCGCCGAAATGCTGACAGAAGAACAAGAAATGATATATGCGGCTTTGTCTGACGGCGTATATATTGAGTAACTGCAAGGCAGGATAAAAAGAAAGGCGGCAACTTGATTGTTACCGCCTTTTCTTTGTGCCTTACTTGCTGATAATATCACAACCCGTTTTTTTTGTCGTATGTGCTTACGGGATAACACGAACAAAAGAGTTTGAAACGGTTTAGCAGCCTTTCAGTTAGTATAAAGTCGTATGCTTGATTTTTGCAAGAATTTTCTAACTCAAATTTGCCGTTTAACTTTTCAACGATTGCGGCGTTATCACGATTGAAATATATTTGATTTTCCAACACGCTAACAACCGTTTCCAATGTTTCGGCAATGCTTTGTAAATTGGTACGAATTTCGGGCGCATTTGCCGCCAAAAACTCAACGTGTTTTTTGCTTGTAAGCAAAGTTTCTTGTAACTGATTTAATACTTTCGCATTTAATGTAAATCTTTCGTTTGTCATAACTCAATGTATTTAATTGTTTAACTTGTTGCAAAGATACAACATTTTTATAACATACAAGCATAAGCGCACAAATTATTTTCGTTTTAACCTTTCTTAACTTTTGGTGTTGTGTTCCACGTGAAACATTTTATTTCGTTCATCGGTGTGGCAGTGTTCCACGTGAAACAATTTCACGGGCGCACACGCATAACAAAAACCGTGCCAAACTTGTGCAAAAGATGTTAAATGTGAGCCATAACAAAAACCGTGCCAAAGTGGGGTGCGAAATGTTAAAAAACGGTAATGGCGACCCATAGCAAAAAGCGTGCCACAAAGTGTTTGCAAATGTTAAAAATGCGTTGGGAAACGTTAAATAGGGGTCAGTAGCGTACCTTT